GGGACGTGACTACTCAGTTAGCGTTGTTGTTCGCGATCTTGCCACCGGACAGGAGACTGTAATCTCCGGACAGGACATAACTAAGTAACGCATAAAAAATTAAGGACCGTCCACCAGGGCGGTCCTTTTTATTTATAATTTTATGTTAGAAGGTTATGCTTCCGCTTGCTGTAAATTTATAATATGAAAAGCCACCAGTTTCATATCGTGTAGGTGAGCCTGTTGTAGAAGTAGCAGTTACTGAACCTGTTATTTTTAATAAAACAATTCCACTACCACCTGCGGCATTGTTACCACCTCCACCGCCACCTGTATTTGCAGTTCCTGCTGTGCCGCTAGCACCACCTCCACCTGAGCCACCTCCGCCACCAGTAGCGCCACCACCACCGCCAGCAAATGAACCTGATGCACCTGATGATGTTGCACTAGCCCAAGATGAGTAAGCATTACTTCCAGCACCGCCGCCACCTGCACTACCCCCACTAGTTGCGTTACCACCTGAATTGCCAGCACCGCCACCGCCGCCGCCAACATTAGGAGTTCCATCATTGTTACCATTACCACCATTGTTACCTTGACCGCTTGTTCCAGCAGCGCCTGGTCTACGGTTTGGATTACCAAGTGCGCCACCACCACCACCTGAACCACCCGTACTGGCACTACCATTGTTACCACCACCATTACCACCGCCAAGTGCTGTTGTTAAGGATAGCACTCCACCAGTAACTTGTGAGTTATTTCCACTAGTAGCTCCACTACCTCCAGCACCAACTGTAACTGTATACGTTGTGCCATATGATAAACTTTGTTCTTCAGAATTTACTAACCCACCCGCTCCTCCTCCACCACCATGAAAGTTTTCTTCACCATCAAAAAATACTGTACCACCACCTCCGCCACCTGCAACTATTAAAAAATCAACAGGTATGTTTAGAAATGATTTTGTATTTTGAGAAGCGCTTGTTCCTAATATAGGCATTAGTAAGTTATACTTCCTGTAGCAGTAAACTGGTAGATATGATATGAACCTGATGTAGTATATGTAGGTGAACCTGTAGTTGATGCTGCTGCTCTTAACGCTCTTAAAATAACTACTCCTGAACCGCCGTTGCCACCAGTTGATGTTGCTTCAAGCCATATACTTGAACCACCACCACCACCACCTGTGTTCGAGGTACCAGATGTTCCATTTGCTCTTGGTGGGTAACTTGCACCAGCACCTCCGCCACCAGTTCCACCGTTGCCAGCAGTTCCGTTATAATACATTCCACCGCCACCACCGCCTGCGTATGTGACTGATGAGCCGGTAATTGATACCGCTACGCCTGCTCCACCTGAGCCTGCAACACCACCACCATTACCTCCTCCTTGTGAAGGTGCGTCCTGCCCAACGGCTCCTGCACCACCTCCACCTCCACCACCATCATACCAAATTGCTTTTCCACCCGCGTAGCCTTGGTTAGCGGTTCCAGCTCCACCTACACCTGTACTTGGATTTCCGCTACTACCTCCGCCAGAGCCACCTGACTTTCCAGAACCAGAAGTCCCACCTTCAGTTCCACCTTCTCTAGCTCCGCCACCGCCACCTGTAGAGGTAACAGTCGTAATGCCTGAACCACTTACAGAAGAGTTAGAACCATTTTCTCCAGGATTTGCACCTACACCACCGGCACCACCTGCACCGACTGTAACTGTGTACGTAGTACTTAAAGACAGTGTTAATGCAGACTCAAGAGTTCCACCACCGCCAGTTGCTGTAACTGTAGAGCGTAAACCTCCAGCACCACCCCCTCCAGGACCTGCATAATAAGTAGTTTGTCCTCCGCCGCCGCCGCCACCAGCAACAACTAGATAGTCAACAGTTACACTTAAAAAAGATTTTGTATTTTGAGATGCAGAGGTTCCTAAAATTGGCATGGGAATATTCTATATTACATATGGTTAATTGATAATTAAAACTTGTTAGGCAGTTGTAAAACTTTTAGCTGTAGAGTGAAACCGCGTCCATCAGCTTAACGCTACGTCGTGTGACGTAACCACCCTCCTTGTCGAGCTTAACCTGGGCAGCCTTTTCATCGTCGTCACAGATTACCTGAACTATCATCGTAACCTCGTACGTGTAGCACTTGGTTACCTTTTCTTCCTTTGCCTTTACCGCTTCCTGCTTAGCCATTGGCTCTCCCTAGGTTGGTTACTAGGTGATGGTATCATGTAAAAGGCAAATCTCTATGACTCCAGTTCTTAGTAGTGCGTCGGGAAGTTGTACTAAGAAGCTGGAGATATGCCACCTAGTAGGCTTGTTATCCGCGCAAAAACCTGCTAATATATGTCTACCCTTAAGGGTAACCCTTTTTGTAACACAATAATCCTCATTAAAACCTGTTAAATTAGTACAAACTTTCAGGTAAATTTGTACAACCTGGACTTGAAGTTGTTCGGTATGAAAAATTGTACATTAGAACGGAGAAAGTATCATGTCTGACAAAAATGTACATGCCCTTCTTTATGCCAGAGTTAGCACTCTTTCACAGGCAAATGAAGGTATATCACTAGGCGCTCAAGAAAGAACTTTAAGGCAGGCAGCGGATCTCGCAGGTTATAAAAGTGTTGAACTTATACGAGAAGAAGGTAAATCTGGAAAATCAATTAAGGGTCGTCCGGTCCTACGTGATGCCCTAGGACGTCTGTCATCTGGAGACGCTAATGCACTATTTGTTACTCGCATCGACCGCCTGGCGAGGTCCACACAGGACTTCTTAACCATCGTAGATCATGCGCATAAGTACAACTGGCGCCTAGTGCTATTAGACCTAAACCTTGACACATCATCATACCAAGGTAAATTTGTTGTCACAGTAATGAGCGCGTTAGCGGAGATGGAGCGTGGTATCATTGCTGAAAGGCAAAAAGACGTTCATCAAGAAAGACGTGAGCAAGGGCTTATCTGGGGAAAAGATATAGGGCCAAGAAAAAGAGTATCAAAGGAAGTAGAAGAGCGTGTCTTTTTTGAAAGAAGTCGTGGAGCATCATTAAGGCAGATAGCTTCAATATTTAATAAGGAAAATATTCCTACAGTTCTTGGAAAGACATGGACAGCTTCAACTGTAAAGCATGTATTAAATCATATAAAGATTGATCAATAATAAGTATGGCTTGTATTTATATATTATTTTCTAGTAGTGAACCAGAAAAAATAAGGTATATTGGAAGATCTAAGTATGACTCTTATGAACCACGGTTAAGTAGGCACTTATTAAATGCAAAAAATGGAGATAAAAGCCATGTTTGTAACTGGATAAGAAAAAGTATTGACTCTAATAATTTAATACTTGCAATGATTTTAGAGGCTAATTTATCATGGGAAGAATCAATACATAAAGAAATATACTATATAAAAAAGTATAAAAAAGAAGGGCATGATCTTACAAACATGTCTAATGGAGGAGAAGGTCGTGGTCTAGGCTACAAGCTTCCAAAAGAAACACGTGAAAAAATAGGAAAATATAATAAAATTTTAATGAAAGCTCAACATAAGAAATATAAGGAAAATGGGCTTGTCTGGGGAAAGGACCTTGGGCCAAAGCAGAGAATCTCAGATGAGATACGCCAAAGAATAAAACAGGAAAAAGAAAGAGGTCTGTCACTTCGAGAGATCGCGCGTATACTTGACGCTGAAGGGATCAAGACCGCCTACGGTGGTAGGTGGACGGCCTCAACTATAAACTATGTGCTTAACGACAACACGGAAGAACTAAAATAAGATAGAATAAATCAATTAGTTTAAGGAGTTTTTCTTGCCTATCTTAGGAACACAAGCCTCGCAAAATACCAAGTCATTCTTAACAATTGACGTTGATTACCTTGTCGTTGCAGGTGGCGGCGGCGGAGGTGTGGGTGGGTTAAATGATTCTCAATACGGTGGAGGCGGTGGCGGTGCAGGCGGGTTGCGTTCAACAGTTACCTCAACAGGTGGAGGAGGTTCATTAGAATCTAAGCTATCATTACAACTTAATTCTTCTTATGTTGTAGCCATAGGTGCCGGTGGTAGTTATGGCACAAGTTATGGTACAAGTAGAGGGTCTAGTGGAGGTGACTCATCTATATCAGGGCCTAGTGTCACAACTATTACGTCAGTAGGTGGCGGTGGTGGTGGAGGAAAAAATAACAACACAGGTTTAACTGGCGGATCAGGCGGAGGAAGTACATTTAACTCAACAACATCACCAGCAGGAACTGCTAATCAAGGTTATGCAGGTGGTGCAAATAATGGCTCTAATGGTGCAGGTGCCGGAGGTGGTGGAGCTGGTGCAGTAGGCTCAGGAAACAGTGTAAATAACGGCGGCAGTGGTGGTAACGGTGTTCAAATTACTGCATGGTCTAGCGCAACTAAAACTGGTGTTAATAACTACTATGCTGGAGGTGGCGGTGGTGCTTCTTACAAAGACTCCGGTTCTGGTGGTGCAGGTGGTTTAGGCGGTGGTGGAGCAGGGTCTAGCACTACTAGTTTTAGTGGAGAAAGAACCGGGTGGGGTATTAGAAATTCGGGCAGTGGTGGTGGTGCACTATCTTTTGGTAGTGGTTCAGTTGAAGCTGGTAATGGAGGTGCAGGAATTGTAATTATTCGTTATCCTGATACAACAGGGCAAAAAGCATTTGGAGGACGTGTAGTTAACTCCAGTGGATACTATATTCATATATATGAAGCATCTGGAACATTTAACTTAAACACTAATACTGCTGGAACAAAAGCAACTGGTGGAACAATTACAACTGATGGAACTTACATGTATCATGACTTTAAAGAAAGTGGAACTTTCTTGCCAAGTCAAAATTTAACTGTAGACATTGTAATAGGTGGAGGTGGTGGTGGTGGTGGCAGTGGAGAACCAGCAGGTGCGGGCGGAGCAGGTTCTATTGGAATTGCTACTTCTTACTCTTTAACTTCTGGAGTAAGTTACACAATTGCAGTAGGTGGTGGAGGAAATGCTGGAAGCGGAGGAAATAGAGGTAGTAAAGGAGGAGATACAAGTATATCTGCTTCTGGACTTACAACTATAACTGCAAATGGCGGTGGCGGTGGCGGTGGAAGCAGTGTTGGTTCAGGTGGTACTGGTGGCTCTGGTGGCGGAGGATTTGGATCAAATAGTGCAGGAAGTGCAGGAGCAGCAAACGCAGGAAGCGCAACTGGATTTACGTTTTATGCTAATCCAGGAGCAGCAGGTGCTACAAATGAAGGCGGTGGTGGCGGAGGTGCGGGAGCAAGTAATGCATACAGCGCTAACGCAGTCGGCGCTCTTGGAAGAAGAGGTGGCGGTAGCGCATTAAATATTGGAAGTTACATATCTAACTGGGACGGTCCTGCTCATTTAATTGGTGGTGGAGCTGGCAGCGTAGGCGATGATTATTTTTCAACTGGCGGTGGAGGCGGTGCTGGTGCTGGAGTTGCAGTTAATGGCGGTACTGTAGGTGGTGATGAAGGATCTTGTGGAGGCGGTGGCGGTGGTAAAGGTGGAGGTAGTTCTTCAGGAGGATCAGGTAGAGTTATTATAAGGTACTTAAAGTAGTATAAAATAAAAGAAAAGGAAAGTAACACATGGCGCATTTTGCAAAAATTGTTGACGGAGTTGTTAGTCAAGTTATAGTTGCTAGTGGAAAAGAATGGTGTGAAAAAAATTTAGGTGGTACATGGATTCAAACTTCATACAACACTCACGGTAATCAACATCCAGAAGGAAGACCTTTACATAAAAACTATGCAGGTATTGGCTACACTTGGGATGGTGTTGGGTTTGCAGCTCCACAACCATATCCTTCTTGGTCTTTAAGCTCAGATACTTATCTATGGGAGGCACCTACACCTTATCCAACAGACGATAAGACATATATCTGGGATGAAGAAGTAATCTCATGGGTAGAGATAGTAGCATAGGATAGTTAAATGCCTATATTAGGAACATCTGCCTCACAAAATACTAAGTCATTCTTAGGTTTTCCAGTTGAGTACCTTGTTATAGCAGGTGGTGGTTCTGGTGGCGGTGCTGGTGGTGGAGGCGCAGGTGGTTACAGAACTAATTTTGGTGGCACTGCTTTAACTATTTCACTAGCGACTAATACCTTAGTAACTGTTGGTGCCGGCGGCGCAGCAGTCGGCACTATTTCATATAGTGGTAACCTTGCACTTACTCAGCCATACGGAAATAAAGGAAGTGATTCTGTATTTTCTACTATTACCTCAACGGGTGGCGGTCGAGGTGGCGGTGAATCCACCAATGCAAGTTTTCTCGGCGAGGGTGGTTCTGGTGGAGGTGGTTCTGCTTACGCAGTTGGTAGTACTGATCCAGGTCCTGGAGGAGTTGGTAATACACCAAGCACATCTCCGTCACAAGGAAACAACGGCGGTAATGGTAATGGAAATTCTGGAGGAACTGCGTACGGAGGAGGTGGTGGTGGAGGTGCGGGAGCAGCAGGTAATGCTGGTACTGGAACAAACGTTGCTGGTGGCGGAGGTGCAGGCTCATCTAGTTTAATCACTGGTTCATCTGTCACAAGAGCAGGTGGCGGAGGTGGTGGAGCATATATATTGGGAGGTACCGGAACTGCAGGTTCAGGTGGATCTGGTGGAGGTGGTAACGGCGGAAGAAATGGTCTTACTGCTACTAGCGGTGATGTAAATACTGGAAGTGGAGGCGGTGCTGCAGGAAGTACATCTAATGGTTGGAATCAAGGGTCTAGCGGCGGTGGTGGCTCAGGTATAGTTATTCTTAGTTATCCTAGTGATCGAACAATAACAATAGGTGCAGGTTTAACAGGTTCAACTACAACCGTAGGTGCAAATAAAGTAACTACTATAACAGCAGGCACCGGAAATGTGAGTTGGGCATAATGGCACACTACGCTTTTTTAGATGAGAACAACGTCGTTACCGAGGTAATTGTCGGTATCGATGAGACAGAGACCATTGAGGGACTAAGTACTGAGACCTGGTATGGAAATTTTAGAGGTCAGGTGTGCAAGCGTACAAGTTACAACAACAACATACGTGGAGTGTACGCCGGAATTGGTTACACCTATAATCCTGAAGAGGATATCTTTGTAACTCCACAACCATATCCGTCGTGGATTCGCTCAGGTTCAGTTTGGAACGCTCCTGTTGCTTATCCAGATGATGAAAACTTCTACACCTGGAACGAAAAAACAATATCCTGGGTTAAGAAAAATTAGTTAGTTAAACTCTAAAAGGTAAGAGCCGGTAGCACTTAATATGCCGCCGGCTCTTTGTTCTTAGCTTCTCTCCCGGGAGCTAAAAACGTATTTGTACTATATACTACTTTTATACTTATATATTACTTACCTGGTAGTTCTAGAGGTAGTTGATCCTGCCTAATAGGTTCACGCCTTCCAAACAAGGCAATCTCCGCGGCAACCTCAACCCCTGAGACAAAGCTATCGGACATACCTAGGTTCCTCGCGTTGTCCGCGTACTCCACTATGTCGTTGAAGATCTTTCCACGTAGGGAAGATTCCTGCTCTAACCTTGCCAGGTCTCGAGCTCGCCAATCGATATGTTCCACGTTACTTCACCACCGAAACCGTGATCTTTGACTTAGGGCACTTTGCGTTTGCGTCCCTTATTGCCTTTAATTCTTTTTCATCTACTGACAGTGACCAGCGGATCTTTACGTGCACCCAGTTCTTAACGTAGTTACATACGTCCTTCGCAGGTAGCCACTCTCCTGGGTCCTGGTCTGACTTAGATCTGTTCGTAGCCGCGGTGACGGCGATCAGTGACTTTGGATCTCCCATGTCGTTTGCGTATATCTCACGCTTAGCCGCGTCCCAGTTTTTTGCACCTGAGTCCCAAGCCTCGGCAAGTGGAACCATGTGATCAACGTCAAGCGCTGAGAAGTTCGTTACCTCTACTCCGTCGTACTCGGAGTACCACTTACCGGTGTCCTTAACTATCTTACATCCCTTGTCAACCTTTGGCTTAACAAGCGCCTCGGCAATGATCACGTCGTTGCGTGTGTTGCACCCGTTCTTATCTAGGTCTGACCAGTGCTTAAACTTAGCTCTCGAGTATCCCTCGCGAACGTCAGGCTCAACCTTCAAGACCTTTATGCCTTCGTCAACTGACTTAAATGTTCTTACGGTGTCAGCCGCACCTGCGGTTGAAAATGTTGATGCTAAAAATAAAGTTGAGGTTAATATAACTAGCTTATCTTTTTTCATCTGTTTCCTTATCTTGCGAATCGTGAGGCAACACCCCAGTCAACCTCTCCTGTTTGTACTACGCGCGGCATAAGTGCACGTCCAAGAACCTCAGCCTTTGAGCCAAGTCCGTTAACCTGCATTCCACGATCTGTAATTTTACGCTGGAACGCGATCTGTGTCATCGGACGCTCTCCGCGCTCCTCGGACCATGCGCGATACACCGCGTATAGAGCCTTTACCGGAGTTGTAGCTCCCTCGGACTCCTTCGTCTCCTCGTTCATGAAGATTCCGATGCGATCCTCGTTCTTGCGATAGATGTCTGCAGCCTCGGAGACCGCGGTACACCAACCAAGTGAATCTCTTGCGGAGGAACCAAGCAGTTTAATCGCACCCTCCACGGCCCACGATAGAACCGCAGGAAGGGCTCCCTCAGGATCAAATATGTAAGCCTTTAGTTCTGGATCTGGATTTTCTGGAACCTTGTTAAGTGGAATAGGACGAATACGACGCCACATCGCGTCGTCGTTAATTATCGGACGGTGGTTTGTTGTTACCCAAAGTTTAGCGCGAGATGAAAACGTAAATGGTTTTTCACCAGGTGAACGTGCGGAGATTTCACTTGAGCCTGTTAATTTCTTAACTGAGTTTTCCTTCATGCGCTCGCCGTCAGGTAGCTCGTCTACCCAGACAAGACGACGTCCTCTTAACTCTGCCCAGTGATAGAGATCAGATCCGTGTGATTGTCCGTCTCCCTGAGCAAGAATAGAGGAGTCTAGCGGCCAAGCGTATTGCTGTGTGCCCATGCACTTTACAAGTGCCTCAACCATCGTGTTCTTACCGGAGCCAGGAGGACCGTAGACTAAAAACATAACGTCGTGAGTTCTTAAACCTGTAAGTGAGTATCCTGCCGCACGTTGAAGCCACTCCTGTAGCTCCTTGTCTCCTCCTGTTGCAAAGTCTAAAAATTGTTCCCACTTGATATTTCTAACACCTGCGGTGTAGGCAACAGGTGCGCGTCGTGTAATGTAAAGATCAGGACGACCCTTGAGTAGTTCTCCGGTGCGAAGATCTATGACACCGTTTGATACACCAAGTAACGTTTCATCTGAGTCCCAGTTGTCAACGCCCACGATTACACGTGGATCAGAGGTTGCGCTCTCGATAGATCCTGCGATGCGTCCGTTTGACTTTGCCTGCAGTGCCCACCGCATAACCTCGGCCTGCTTGTCAGCGTCATCGTAGTTAACTACCTCTGATGCAATTACGGGTGCAAGTCTCTTTGCAAGCTCCTGCATCTCAAGACTTTCAACGTCAGGTTTCCAGTATCCGCCGTCCCAGTGAAACCAGCCAAGTCCTGGCGTGTATCTAATCGCAGGACCAAATGAATCTACAAGACGACGACCGTTACCTGTGTCTGTAAGTGTACGCTTGCCAGGTTCTCCACCGTCGTTCTCTGATACAGCGTCAACGTCCTTTGGCACGTTTATGTTTGACGAGCTCATCGCCTGTGATACCGAGTCTCCGTCTGTTATTGCCTGCTCTATCGAGCCTCCGATGGTTCCAGGAAGACGATATGAATCATCGTTGTGGTTATACGTAGTTGACGACGGAAGCTTCTCAGCCTTTTGCTTTGCCTTTGAGAAGTTCTCCTGTGTCTCCTGTTGAGATTTTTGTGCCCACTCGTTTAGTCCTGGCCACATGCGATCTGACTTTGGGTTATCAATAACAAATTGAATAGCACGTCTAACGTGCATGAGAAGTCCGCCCTGACCTTCAAGTTCAAGTGGTGGCCGCACCTTCTCTGCGTTAAATCTAATCATCATTGTTTCAACAGCTAAGCGACCAGCCTCGGTGTTAACAGGAAACTTATTTGCAAGTGCACATGTCATCGAGTAGATATCAACCGCACGTGAACCTTCGTCGATACCTTCCTCAAGAAGACGATCAACGTCAACTCTCTCGCCCGCAAAGTCTAGGTTATCTAGGAAACTCCAGTCACCTTCACCTAAACCTGTTGATGACTTGCGTCCTTTTTTACGGAGAGCGTTAAGCAGTTCCTCAGGAGCGGTTGCCATCTCAATTTCCCACGGAGCCTTACCTGGTGCCCACTCGTAGCAGACACCTGAGAAGTGTCGTGACGGAGCGATGAGAACGTATCCGTTGTGTTTAATATCAACGCCGTTAAGTCCAGACTTCTTTAAGTTTCCAATTAGTGATTCATTTTCATCACACTTGTAAAATAGGTGACGTCCTCGCATTACCTTTCCACCTGCGATTGTGTACTCGCCTGTGATTGCCTCAACTGTTGGAGGAAGTGCTCCTTCAACTAACGCCTCAAACTTTTCAAATGAATCTGGTCCACCTGAGCGTGGATCGATATCAATTACAAAGAATCCACTTGGACGACATACGACTCCGATGTTTGTCTGCGGATCTTTTTCCCACCACTGTGCAACTACACTTGAGTCACTTGTTGCGTAGCGATTCCACTCCGGAAGTGATGGGTGCTTGCCGACGTCCTTTGGCTCAACGTGAGCTCCGCCGCAAGTACACTTTCCTGCGACAATTCCATAGCAGGGAA